GTACTATCATTGAAAACAGCATAATGTAAAAGATATGATACAGATGTAGTAGATTTACCTGTCTGCCGAGGCATCTTACATATATTGAAACGATTTTCGTGAAATCTTTTAATTAAAGTTTCTTGGAAATCATAAGGGTGAAACTGAGTTAATCCTTCATCAAGAGAAACAATCTTAATATATTTTTTTGCAAAATAAACTGGGTCATTTTTACATTTGATAAACTCAATGACCTGTTCCTCTGTAAATTCATGAGGAGTATTTGCTTTTTTTAAATTTGGATTACCAAGGTATACATTATCATTCATAACTTATCAGCAATTCCAACGTCTACGTGCTTGTCTTAATCTACTATTTGGATCTTTTGCTGCTTTTGGAAACTTCTTCATTTGTCCTGCACTTCTTGCACAGTAACTTTTTCTTCTGTTTGCAGCTTTACTGCCTTTCTTTAACTTAGATGGTTTAGTTGTTACAGCAGTTTTTAATTTTGAACCTGGATTTCTACGACGATATGCTTCAACACCTTTCTGTGTCATACCAGCACCTGATTTTGTGGGTCTTTTGTGTCCTGATTTGACACTCATACCCTTCATATCATCTTCTTGTAACTTTTTTGAGTCGTCCTTACCCTCATAACCTACTTCTTCTCTCCAGTTTGAAAAACTTTCTTTCTTATCACTCTTTTTCATAAGTCGTTTTGCTAACGCAGCACCTGTTAATGCAGTTGCACCAATAACACCACCTTTAACTGCTCCTCTTCCAATCGCTTTTGCAGTTTCCTTTCCAGTTGGACTTAATCCAACTTTTGTTGAAGTACCTGCATAATTTTTACCATCAATTTTTGTTTGACTATGAGAACCAGGAAGATCTATTTGAACATTCTTTAAAAAACCAGGTAGTGGAAATGAGAATTGTTTACCAAAATTTTGTTTGAGTTCATTTTTACCTATATTAACTTTTTTGTCAAGCATGCTTTCTTTCATAGGTTTCTTGGCACCAATCTTATCAATCTGTCTACCAAGTTTACCACCGACTTTTGCACCTGCAATACCACCAACAATATCACCTATAGGTAAAGGACCATCAACAACACCACCTGCAAGACCACCTGCAACTCCTCCAACTAAGGCACCTGCTTTTTCAAATTTGCCAGATCCAACCATTTTAGATTTGTTGCCCATTTTTGCAGTCTCTTTTGCACCTTGACCTGCTTTCACTGCCATGTCTTGTCCTTTCTGAACTGCTTTACCACCTTTCTTTCCACCAACTTTTACACCTTGACGAACTAAAGTTCCTGCACCACCAACTCTTTCACTAAGTTCTAATTCATCTCTCCAATTTGAAAGGTCTTCTTTCTTTACGCAATTTGGATATCTCTTACCAAACATGGTCTTCATACCTTTCTTTTCATAACCTTTCCAACACTTTTCATCAAGTTCTACTGATTCTGATTTATTACCCCAGTTTGCAGCACCTACCTTACGACACTTAACTAATGCACCTGATGCATAAGCACTTGGCCAAACTGAATATCTTGACTTAACTTTATGATAGCAAGCATCTTTTGTACCACTACCCTTACCTTTCTTATCTTTTCCCTCTGCTAAAACTATTTCATCTCCAATTTCTACATTATTTTCTGTAAACCAACCACGATTTGCTTCAATTGCAAACAATACTTCACCATCTGAATATACTGGTAAACTACTATATGGTGTTAATTCCTTTATACTTTCAATAGTTCCATCTTCTTTTACAAATGCAATATCAAGTGGAATACGAGTATTTTTCATATGGAAAGAATGTTGTCCTACTTCTTCAAATATAAAAAGCATTCCCTTATCAATATCCAAACTTTCACGGAACATAAGTCCTAATCTAAATGATGCATCATTCTTTGGAATCTCAACTAATAATGGTAAATCAATATACCCCTCACTTGTTGTAGTTGTATGTTGTTCATCAGGTGTATTTGACATGAGATTTTTCTTTAATTGTTTTTTTGATATTTTAGGACCACCAATTGGATCTCCATATTCATCTCTTTTGATTTCCTCCATCTTCATCACAGACTTACCATACTTTGCTTTAACACGATCAAGAGCAGAAGGTCCTTTGTTTACCTTCCTTGTCTTCATCATTTCTTTACTTGGTGGCATTGTAGTTGCATCTTTCTTGTCTTTAGATGGTCTTACTCTTCCTTGATCTCTTGCAATATCATAACCTTCTTCATCAAGATAATCCTCTTTCATTTTCTTTTTACCACCAGGAATAACTGAACTAACAACTTTAGTAGGCATTGCTGCAATTTTACCAGGCACTTTAACTGCTGATTTTAAAGGTTCGGGAAGTACTGAACCTGCAATTTTACCAGGAGTTTTAGCAATTTCACCAGGAAGTTGAATTGTTTTTTTAACCATTCCTAGAACTTCATCAACTTGTTCTAATTCTTCTTTCATTTTCTTCTTTTTGTCAGTTGCAACATAAGTTGGTTTTGCAGCACCAGATTTTCCTTGTTGACCAGGATCTGCTTTCTTCTTTCTTCTTGAGGCAGAGAGTCTTTCTGCTTTTGTCATACTAGCACGTTTTGATGATGATACACATTTAGGTGTGCCCTCACCAGGTTTATCACTTGCACAAGTTCCTCCAGTGACGACATTTACCCAACCAGGTTTGCCATCTTTAGATTTTGAACCTTTAAACCACTTATGAAGAGAACCTTCTTTTACGGATTGCTGAAATGCTTTTTTAACTTCGGATACACCGATAATATCAATCACTTCTGCAAAAGTTTCTCCATCAGAGTTTTGTATAGTAACAGAATCACTCATTAGAATTAAGAATCTTCTTTATTATTTAGTATTCCTTGTTTTAACATCTTTGATAGTTCAGATGTTGAACCTACAAATAATGCGTTATTAGTTACGTTATTTGGTGATTGTTTCTTATCTTCTTCTACGTCTTTTACTTTCTTTTGAAGTTCCATTAACTTATCAGTTGTATCTGCAACTGATTTTATAATCTGTCCTGCAACTTCATATGCTCTAGGAGATGCAGTTTCACCAGCAACCTCTAATACACCATTTAATGATTCCTGACCTTTTTCAATCAATGAGTAAAGATTTGCACGAGTATAATCATAATCTTTTTTAATATCATCAGTTTCAGTTTTTTTCACTTTCTTAGGTGTGCTAGTTGATGTAACATCAATAGCACTACTTGTATTCAAAGCTTCATCAATCGAATCATAGTTAGTCATGGTATTCATTAAATGTCTTTCTGTTGTGTTGGACTATATGATCTTGAGTCACTAAATTGTTCAAGCATTCCATTAAATCCAAAATCATCATCTGGTTCAACTAAAGCATCATCTGCAGCGGTTAATACATCAATTGATGCATTTTCAATGTGTGTTGCAGCAACACTTTGATAACCACGATTAACGACAATCGTATTTGCATCTACAATTTCCTTAATCTTCATAATTTCTTTATCTATAATAATTCTCATACCAACTGCTAAAGCAGAAGTTGCAGTAACATCAAATCGAGTTTTAGTTTTAGATAAGTTTGTTCTCAATACAGTTGTATTATCATCATTATAATCTTTAAGTGCTTGAGGAGTAGCAGAGTATCTTAATTCCCTTCTTGCATTTTCAGTATCAACAGAAGCATGATAATCAACTTGAACTTTCTTGATGAGACCTTCACTAGAATCCGATACAGGACCAAACAGATAAGTCTTAGCAGTAAAGTTGAGTGTGTATATTAATGCTCTTCTTGTTGCAAAATCTCCTTCATAATCATCTTGAAATGATATATTATCCAATACAATAGGAATATCTCTTTTTTCTCCAATTACGTTTATTAGATCTACAGTAACATTAAATGATGGTTGGAAATAAGGTAATATTTGTTCTACGATCTGCAATGCATCATCATTTAACTTAACAAGAATATTTAATTCAAATCCAACATTATATGGGACTGGCATGAATACTTTTCTAAGTTTACTACCATCAGTTGCTTTGAATGTCTGTGTTATTCCAGCTTTCCTTGTTGGATCATAAGCAATATTTGTAGTTTCAAATGACATTCTTGGAAGTGTAATTTGAACTGCACGATTCAAATCTGCTTGTTGCTCTAGTCTTGCTAGAAATTTTTGCATGGGTCCGTAAGCAAGAGGAACTCTCATGTCACTTGCCTCTTGACCTGCACCATCTCGATGACGAATATGAATGTCATTGAAAATAGTACCAAAAGATATTATGGTTTTTCTGAGTATTTCGTGATAGTAATATTGTCCTAACATTAGAATGTACCGAATGGATTACCTTCTGAAAAATCGATTATATCGTCAGCTTCAGTTTCGAGTATATCGTTTGATTCAAAGGTTGTGTCTTGATTTTCTTCACTAAAGAAATCTAAAGCATAGTTTGAGAATACAGTAGATCCAAATGAGACTACAGTTGTGACACCAGTAGTATTTAACGAAGGAGAACTTATAGTGATTGTACCTGCACCTATACTTGTAACAGTTACTCCAGTTCCCACAACAATACTTTGACCAAATTTAACTTGATTTACGTCTTGATTTAACGTAATATTTGATGTATTAATACCAGTCAATATTGTTGTTGAAACACCAATTGTAGCAATAGTAGTCAATCCAACGTTAAAGAAAAGAGATTCAGTTGCTTGAATAGTTTCACCAGGAATAAATGCTGCTTGAGTAGTTCCAATACCAACATTTGATATTTTAAGAATCTTAGTATCAGTATCCCATTCTTTAACTCTTGCTTCAATACCAGAAGACATACCTTTAACAACTTCACCTCTTTCAAAGTTACCAACACCACTAATAAGTGATGGATTTGCAATTATTATAGTTGGGGTAACAGTATATCCAATACCTGCATTTTTGATTAATACATCAGATATTGTATTATCTGCTAATAGATTTACTTCTGCAATAGCTGGTGATGTGCTTGTTCCCACGATTGAAATGATTGGAGTGGCAGCATAACCAACACCATTATTAGTCATAGTAAAGTCAATAATACCAAAGTTTGATTGTTCAACCGCAGCAGTTGCAGCTGCACCTACTCCACCACCTCCTGAGATGGTTACTAATGGTGCCTCTGTATAACCTGCACCTGCATTTGTTAAAACTATTCTTTCAATTGAGAATAAACCAGCTCTTGTAGTTGTAATAGCAACAGCAGTCGCATTTATATTACCTGCAATATTTGGAGCAGTTGAAATTGCAACATTTGGTGTGCTTCGATAACCACTACCATCATTATTTAACACTATTTCACGAATATAACCTCTACCTGATGCGTTCATTTGAGCACTTGCTGTTGCAGTTACACCAGTTCCAATTAATTGTAAAGTGGAAATATATCCGATATCTTCAAGTTGTGAATCAATTGCTTCAATACCAGTATCAATAACCTCATCTTCATATTCAAAGAGTTCACATTTAAGTTGATATACGTAATTTTTTCCTAATTGATAAAAAGGTTCTTCATGCTCTACAAATTTAACTTCAAACAATCTTGATCCAAGTGGAAAAAATATAATATCTCCCTCACGAGGTCTTGATGATAGTTCATAATCTTCATCAGACTCTAAAAATGGTGATATAAAGTCTTCAAATCTTTCTTTTGATATCGTAAGTGTAAGTTCATCTCTTAAACTCACACCAAATTTGGTCATAATGTCTCCCTGCCCACTATAACCTTCATAAGTGTTTACATATGCTTCAAGTAAAAAGTTATCATCAAAGGCAGATGATTCAACTTCTTTAATTACAGTTGATTTATTTACAAATTTTCTTGGAATATAAGTTACTTCAACCCCATAAATTTGAAGTTGTTCATTTATTAAATCTTGAACAAGTCGTTGTTCACTTTGAGAACCTTGAAGAAAAAAGGGATTTAATGCCATCGATCATTACCCTATGAAATCAAGAGGAGGTAATTCATACTCAAGCATCATCTTCTCTTTGATTCTCTCTAAATCTCTTTCTGCATCGTCATATATTTCTCTTCCATTCAATTCTAATCCACCAGGTAATTTAACTCCTCTAAATTTAATTAAATTTTGTCCCCACTGTCTTTTTATTAAAGCAGTCAGATATAACTTAACAAAATAATCGTTATAAACCTGATTAAATGTTTCAGGATCTAATGCTCTATGACAATCAAGAACTAAAAAATTACCAACTTCTTGAGCACCCCAATCAATATCCATATATAATCGATCTTGTCTTTGATTAAATCTTACTTGTGCTTCAGGTGTAAGTAAAAAATCAATATCTTCAAGACGAGTTTTTGTCATGCTATATTGGAGAAGTTCAACAGAGTTGAAATAATATAAATCATTTAAAAATAACTGGTATTTAATACTAAACATACTGCCAGATATTGAACTAGTATCAAATTTAAATATTTTATTTACACCAACAATTGATTCTGGTATTTGTAAAAAATTAGAATTTTCATAAAAATTGGTGGTTGTAGTACCATAACCAGGTATATTTGTAGAGGTAGTTGTAGTTGTAACTATACCAATACCTGTTGTTCCATTAACAGTTTGTTCACCAGAAACTTCTGCACCAATACCTCTGTCAATATCTCCTTGAGTAATTTTATATTTGAGATACATTCTTTCAACACCATCAAAGTGTCTCTCATTAAAAAGTTGTATTGCGTCATCTACTAAATCATCTACCTGATCATCATCAACATTGATTTCCAATACGGGAGCACCTAACTTCCTAAAACAGTAGTCAATTAATTGTTGTTTAGTCGTTGGTTTCGCCATCTTCCTCTTCGATATCTGCTAGTAGATTTTCGTATTTTTCTTGCAGTTCCATTTTTTCTGCGAGTAATTCTTTTTGAGCATCAAGATTATCTTGTACAATTGTTTGTAATTTTGCTTCAAGAAGAATATTTTGGTTAGTTAATGTAGAAATTTTTTGGTTATAAATTTTAATCAAAGCATTCACATCAACATCATTAGAATTTGTCATAAGTTAGAATGTTCCTCCATCGAGGGTTGTTGTCCATTTTGGTATGCCAGCTGCATTTGTAGTTAACACAAAGTTAGAAGTAGTTATACCAGCAGCAGTACCAGCAGCACCAACCTGTTTACCTGTTGTATCAAAGTAAACAATACCATTTCCAGTGGTATCATAATCACCATTCTGGAAATATATTCCTTTAATATCTAG